GTCAGTAATATCAGTGGGGAGACCGAAGTAATCGAAGAGTGTGCCAACTTCCCATTGTTGGCCCGAAGCCGGTGCAACTGTTGGTACCAAAAAATCCGTGGAGTCACCTGGATCATCTTGCGCGCCATTGAAGCGCTCCCAATTAGTCCAAACGAGACGGTTGGGCACAAAGAAGAAGAAAAGATCGGCATAGAGGTTGTCCATGACAGGGACGATTGGCGTAGCGAGACGGGCAAAGGTTGTAACAGACATTTTGAAGGAGTCACCAGGTAGAGCCTCGTCGATGTAAATAGGAATTAGATAACCAGCGTCGAATGTAGTTTTGAGTTGATGTGTACGGTTGAAGACAGAGCGTGGAATGTTAGCGGTAGGGACTTGAGAAAAGTGAGATTGAGACGAGTGCATACGGGGTTGAGAGAATTGCTTACCGATCATGGGTGCTCCTAGAAAAAAGGCCAGGGGCGCTTGGTACGCCTCTGGCCTTAGTTGATTTATAGAACGAGTTTAAGCCCGTGGACGATCGAATGGAAGCGCTTCTTGCGGAGCCTTTAATGCAGAAAGCGCAGTCATGATATGGACAGGCGGGATAGAAGAGAGCTCAGCGGTCGTGTCGTCGAACTCGCCAATCATGTAGAGTTCGAAGTCTTTTGGGTGCTTAGAAAGCATGGACTCGCCGCCGTTGACGAGCTCGTACAGTGTGCGCTCAGCTTGGCCAGCATGGAGAAAGAACCAAGGTGACGACCAGGTATTGAGTTTCATGTCACGGACAGAAAACATTTTTACTTTAGGCAATTTCATAGTTCCTTTTTAATTGCCCAATTTTAGCCAATTTAACGGTCTCCTTCACCGAAAGCCGGTGTGGAGAACGTTCCTCAATTGGTGAGAGCGCGAGGGCACATTCGCGGTTCTCTTTGAGTAAGGCATAAGCTTCAGGATCTAGTTTTTCAAGATATTTATCGTAGAACCGCGGAGGTTTTGATGGATGACCCCGTGAGATGATTTCATCTCGAGGGTAAATTTCGTGTGCGAGTTCCGTAACATGTAGAGCTCCAATTCCGGGACGGCGTGACATGGTACAATACTCAGGCTTGAGCGAAAATATTTCGCCAGTGCGCGGGTCAGTTCTCTCATAGTGAGAGGCTGCTCTGGATCCTGTGACCTTTTTAGTAATGTAGCGTGCAACGTACGCAGCCGACTCGAAAGTAGCTTCGCCGACACGGTTGATCCCGTGTGGCCACGTTGAAAGAAGTAGCGGCGAGACCCATGTGCGATCACCACGATCCGTGGTTTTAATTTCGCGGGCATCATCCATAAATGAATGTCCAAAGATGATAGCGTGATAGTGTGGTCGGCCGAATTTTTCACCGTATTCTCCTGCGTGAAAGAAACGCAACTTCGCATATCCGAGTCGATCGCGAAGACGCTTCATGAAGTCTTGAAAGTGTTTGACATTAAGGGAACCCCCCTCCGGGAGGTGCTCATCGTCATATGTCAAGGTAATAAACGCAGATTCTTCATGAAAGCGTTTTTCGTGGACAAGACGAACTGCCCATTGGCGTGAGCGCTCGAGGCGACAGCCGATGCAACGTCCACAAGGGAGTTTAATTGGGGAGGAATTTATGACATCGTGGAAATAGACTCCGCTGGATGTGCGGTAGGCCGAGATCGGATGGTAGCAAGGCATATTGCTCCTTCTGGTTGTACGAAACCCCGGGGTGGGCACGCCCCGGGGTTTTTTTATTTTTAGAAGCGAATCCCGCCGCGCATGGCCATCATGTTGTTCTTACGATGGACCTTCGTGCCGCGGCGAAAAGATTTCCGACTAGAACGGGCTGACATAGGGCGCCTTTTCATAGGTACTTCCTCCTGTTTAGACAGCTTCTCATGGAAAAGCTGTCAGTGGGACCATTTACATCAAGGGAGTGAAATGGTCCCCTATTCGGAATCTTGACTAGATTCCTCCGTTTTCGCGGCTTTTTGGGCCTGATTCGGCTTACGTTCAATTTTGGGCGATGTTTTAGGGGGCTGCCCGCCCCCGGAAGTCGAAAGCGGCTCCTGAGGGCTGGAAACGGGCTTATCGGGCTTTTTACCAAGCCCAAGCTTGATCATGAGGGCACGACCCTCAGGGGTATCAGCGGCATCGATGAATAAACCAGGATCATTGTCGAACTGCTTACGGACGTCAGACGGGAGCGCGGCGAAGAGCTCTTCGGCGGCGATAATTTTATGACGCATCTCCATGTAGTCGGGTAGTTGAGAAAAATCGCCGTATTGAGCGGCGGCAGAAAGAGCGGATTGAGGCAGAATGCCAGTTTTTTTGTAACGCGCCATGATGAGATTAATATCGCATTCGTCTTTAAATTCAGACTTGGTGCGGCGTTCTTCCATGGTGCAGGCAATTTTCGGATGAGCGGACCTTGTGAAGCGGGTGACGAATTTGTTCATGGGAGTCGGGTTCCTTTCCGGCCTTGGTTACGGAGGTGAGTTTCATCTTTGATAATGCGATCAGACTGAGAATTCTTAATACCTTGCATCATGCGTTTGATGCTGACTGCATCAGAAGCAGCGCCGATGCCTTGAGTAATGCGTTTAGCGACAGCGTCGTAGCGGACAAGTTCCTTGTCCACCTCAGCTTGAGCTTTACGTGTTTGAGCTTCGGAGATTGCAGAGTCGGACTCTACTCCAGCGGAGCGAGCTCGAGCTCGAATTGAGGGCATAGAAGCGGCAGTAGCTGCTGCCGAGACGTCGGCGTTTTTAGCGTTTGCGATTGAAGCGACAGCTTGAGCTTTTGTCGCGTCGACTTGGGCGCCCTTATTAGCGAGATCTTGATGAGCGTTCATTGCCGAAAGGGCCGAGGGGAGGATTGAAGATAACCCTTCGCCCAGATATCGGAGGGAGTTTTCCACCCGGGGAGCGGTTCCAGAAGCCGATTGGCCTGTTGGAGCTGATGATGAGCCTGCTTGACCAGATGGAGTGCTTGCTCCTCCTTGCTCAAAGGCGAGCATTGGGTTGAGTCCGGCAGCGCGCATATCGCGCATGGAACGCTGGTAAGCAGAGGAGGACATTCGCTCTTGGAACTCTTGCTGTTGTCGTGCTTCAGCGGAGTTATAGGCGCGGTTTTTGTCGGCCTCAGAAGAAGAGAAAGCCATTGCTTTATCCGCTTGAGCGGCGTTGAAAGCGTTAGTTTCGCGAGCGATGTTAACATTTGCTTCATTGGTGTCCTGTTGTCCTTTGTAGCCGATAATTGAGCCGCCCATAGAGGCGGCGGTAGCGAGAGCTCCAATTGGGTTGATGGCGGCGCCAGCACCCAGTAAGACTGATCCGAATCCCATAATTAACTCCTTGTTTAGAAGTGATCGATGAGGCCAGGGACAGAGTAAACGGGCATAGGACGAGCGCAAGTGAGATTGAAGACTACGTCTAAGAGGAAGTCGGGTTCGTCGGAGACAGCCTTGATCCGTTCCATAGGAGGAGTGTCTTGGATGAAAGTAGTACCGAGAGTAGGGAGAGCAGAGTATTCGACGGCTAAGTGCCAGACGTCGAGAGAAGTGGCGTAGGTCGAACGGAATTTGCCGGTGATAAGAGAAGGTTTGTAGCGGTATTCGGCGTAGCGTTCTTGATAGCCAAAGACGCCATTGTCGATGGCGAGAGAGGCTGCGCCTTGAGTATAGATTTCCTTGTTGAGAACAGCTTGTTCACCAAGGTGAGAGAGGGCGGGCCAGTAGAAGTCAAAGCGAGTTTGCCTTGAGAACATACGGGGTGTGCCCTGTTGGTAGGTTTGGTCTGCGCGTACGGCGAGGAGTCCGATGATAACGCCGTGCTCGACGAAGGATTTATTAAATCCATTTGAATGATGGGAGAAAGTTCCCATAGCGGCAAGGTTGCCTTGAGGAGTAGTAGCGTCCGTAGAGGAGGTTTGTGGAATAGGTGCAGTGTTAATTACAGTAGATCCGCCTCCTAGATATTCGGGACGCTGAAGACGGAAGTCGGGAGATTGAACTCCGAAGTGAGATTTAAGAATCTCGATGTAGCGAGTGCCGCCTCGCGCGTCGCGCTCGAACATGCGTTGAAGCTGAAAAGCCTCGCGAAGTTGATTGATGGTAGCTGCAGAAGCATCAGAAAGATCGGCATAGCTGTAGCCATAGTAAGCGCCACCACCAGCGGTTGGACGTTGAAAATTGGCGACGTCGGTAGCTCCGACCGCGCCGTCCATAGAGCCAGTAATAGTTGGCGTCGCTGAGGAAGTACCGAAAGTCAGAAAGCCGGATTGCCCGGAAGCTTCGTCGTTAGCGACGTAGATACGATCAGTGACGGCGCCATCGTCGTAGCGTTTACCACGAAGAGGGGCTTCAGTGCCGAGAGGGAGTGCGACGGATGGCCCTTTCTGGGTCCAAGGAAGAGCGGATGTGAAATAGTCGTGCCGGCGGCCGCGGCGACGGAGAACATAGTCGGTCGCGGTGTCAGGACCGTCGTCTTTATCGACGACTAATGAATCCTGCAGATTTTGGTCACGGAACCATTCGTTCCAGATAAGATTATAGGCTCGGGACCAGAACGCACACACTGGACC